GAGCTTCTTACGCGGTTAACTATCATTCAGTTTCTGATATCGTAACTTACGGAATTACGAACGCTGCGAATTAATTAAATTAAATTATAAACTTAAAAGGGTGGTGCAATATACGCCACCCTTTTTTAATACTTAAATATTATGGCGTGCGATATAGCAAACGGAAGAGCAGAAAGCTGCAAAGATAGCGTAAGTGGTCTATTGGCTGTTTACCTAATTAATTACGGAATCAGTGCAGATGATGTAACTTATGACGGTACGGATACGGATTTGATTACTGCGGTTAATGGTATAGGTTCTCTATACAAATTTGAGTTGAAAGGTGAAAACTCTTTTGACCAAGATATTAAAACGGATAGAAATACGGGAACAACGTACTTCGAACAAAAATTAAATATCAAACTTAAAAAACAAGATATTGCAACTACTAAAATGATTAAGATTTTATCTTATGGTAGACCGCAAATAGTTGTACATACACGTGCTAATCAATTCTTTTTAGTAGGACTTGAACAAGGTGCTGATGTGGTTTCAGGGACTATTGGTTCAGGTACTAAACTAGGAGATTTTAACGGATATTCTTTGAGCTTTATGGCTGAGGAAAAAATACCTGCTAACTTCTTAGATTGTTCTACTGAAGCAGGATTAATTTCTTTATTTGATGGAGCTGGAGTTGTAGTTTCTTAATAAATTATTACCTAATATTAAGAGCGTACATTTGATGTACGCTTTTTTTTGGTTACAAAAGTAGTATAATTTAGTTTATAAGTATGATACTATTAAATGAAGGTGACGCAAATCAAACTATTAAATTTATTCCACGTGCGAATAGTTACGATACTATGATAGTTACTAATGAAAGTACAAATGTTAGCGAGAATATTACTATCGTTTCAAGTTTAGTAGGTGACTATTATAATGAGATTGTAGCCTCATTTGACCTTACAAAAGATACGTTCTATTCACTTACTATTAAAGATGGTTCTGATATAGTATTTAAAGATAAGATTTTTATAAGTAATCAAAATAGTGAAACTTATTCACCTAATCAAAACGTATATACTAGCCACGTTTCTACAAATGACTTTATAATATATGAATAAAATAGAAAATAAACGCCCTAATGTACACGTGTTAAGTTTAGCCTCATACGTTGCGCCAGAGCTTACAGAAAGTAAAGACGGGGATTACGTGCAATATGGGGACAAAAATAGTTACTATAAATTCCTTATTGATAGATATACTAATTCAGCTACAAATAACGCGGTTATAAACGGAGTAAGTAGATTGATTTATGGTAAAGGTTTAACGGCATTAGATGCCGCGAGTAAACCAAATGATTACGCTTCATTTATTACTATGTTTAAAAGTGAAGACGTACGTAAATTAGTTATTGATTTAAAAATGTTAGGTCAATGCGCTATGCAAGTTTTATACTCTAAAGACCATAAAAAGGTTATTTCAGTACAACATATCAGTGTTCATCTTATATGCCCTGAAAAGTGCAATAAAGAGGGTAAAATTGCTAACTATTACTATTCCGATAATTGGGACAATGTAAAGGAGTACGCTCCGATGAAAGTCCCTGCATTTAATACGTCTAATTCTGATACTGAAATACTATTTGTAAAACCTTACAGCGTAGGTATGAAGTATTTTAGTGGTGTGGATTATCAAGGGGGTTTACCTTACGCAACCTTAGAAGAGGAAATAGCACAATACTTAATTACAGAAACTCAAAACAGTTTTAGTGGTACTAAGATAGTAAACGTTAACGGGGGGCGATACACAGATGAACAGCAAGATGATATTAGCAATAAGATAAAATCTAGTTTAACGGGGTCGAAAGGTCAAAAAGTAATAGTTGCGTTTAATGAAAATCAAGAGTTAGCTACAACCGTTGTAGATATTCCTTTGAACGATGCGCCAAAACATTACGAATACTTATCTACGGAATCAAGAGATAAGATTTTAACAGCTCACAATATTACAAGCCCTTTAATGTTTGGTATTATTACGGGTACTGGTTTTAGTTCTAATGCTGATGAGTTAGCTACGTCAATGACTGCTTTTGATAATACAATAGTACGTTCATTTCAAGACTTGCTAATAGATGCTTTTGATAGTATTTTAGCATTTAATAACATAACTTTAAAGTTACATTTTAAGACGTTAAACCCATTTGAGAAACCTATTGACGCTGCGCCACAAGTTGCTGCTAGTTTAAGCTCACAAAAAAGTGCTTTACAAGTCATTTTAGATGAGTGTGAGGATGCAGACCAAAATGATTGGATTATTGTAGATAGTAGAGATGTTGAATTAGATGATGAGGATGTATTAAATAATCATATTGATAGTCTTAATTCAGAACTACACGAAAAGCTAAACAAAAAAACTGTATTAAGTAAATTGATTAATCTAGTAAGTACAGGAACTGCAAGACCTACAGCAATATCAAAACAAGATGAACTTGTTAAAGAACGTTATTTTAAAGTTAGGTATAAATACGTAGGTAATAAATCCCCAGAACGCGACTTTTGTAACGCTATGCTAAGCGCAAATAAGTTATACAGAAAAGAAGATATTGATAAAATGAGTTCACAAATAGTGAATGCAGGATTCGGAGAGTTTGGTGCAGATGTTTACGATATATTCAAATATAAAGGTGGTCCTAGATGCCATCATAAATTTGAACGCGTTACAATGATGTACGACTTTAATAATGACAAAGCAGGATTACAAGAGATAGGAACTAGAGCTGCAGAAATTAGAGGTTTCAAAGTTACTAATCCTTTTGAGGTTTCTATATATCCAAACAATTTACCATTGAAAGGATTTTCTCCTAATAATACAAACTTACCTTCAGACGTTTAAATCATGGCAGAAGCATTATTAATAAGTAGAGCGGATATTGTAAAGCATACAGCTATGAATGGAAACATTGATACTGATAAGTTTATACAGTTTATTAAGATAGCGCAGGATATACATATTCAAGGATATACGGGTACTAATTTATTAAACAAACTAAAAGCTGATATTGTAGCGACTACTTTAGCAGGGAACTACATAACCCTAGTGAATACATATTTGAAACCTATGTTAATTCACTGGGCGATGGTAGAGTATTTACCATTTGCAGCTTACATGATAGCAAACGGAGGTATATATAAAAAGGGTGCAGAAAATAGCGAGGTTGCTAGTAAAGCTGAAGTAGATTTTTTGATTGAAAAGGAACGAAGTATAGCAGAAAGTTATAGCAGTAGATTTGATAGTTACATGACTTATAATCAATCTTTATTTCCTGAATATACAAATAATTCAAGTGACGATATTTACCCAAAACACAGCACAAATCTAGGAGGATGGAAACTATAAAGAAAACATACGAGCCTAAACAAGAGAATTTAGTTAAGCTAAAAGCATATATTAAAGAAATAAACAAAAAAGATGGCAGACAAAAAACTAAGTAGTTATACAGCGAAAGCCGCAAAACCTGCTGCATTAGATTTACTACCTATATTGGAGTGGAATGGCGCAACGTATGACAATAAAACTATTACGGGCAGTAATTTATATACTGATACATTAATAACGTCTAATAACCTTTCTGATTTAACTAATGCTACAACAGCTAGAACTAATTTAAGCTTAGGAACTTTAGCTACTCAAAACGGTACATTTTCAGGCAGTTCTAGCGGAACGAATACGGGTGACCAAATAATTAGTGACGCTACAATTACGACTACTGATATTACTACCAATAATTTTTCTACTACTAAACATGGTTTTGTACCTAAAGGAACTAATGTAGGTAATTATCTTAAAGACGATGGTACATGGGCGGCAGTTTCAGGCGGTGGTAGTGCTACTGGCATTTGGGGAATATCAAATTCAAGTGGCGTTTACACTTATTATGCAACTTATCAATTAGCGGTGGCGGCGGCTACAAGTGGACAAACTATTGAAATGTTCGGTTCACAAACTGAATCAACGGCTAATCATATCCTTAAGAACGGTGTTAATATTAATTATAACGGATATACTTTAACTTTTACAACTGGGTTTGGATTAATTGATAATAATGTTGCTTGTGAAGTTCAATTATTAAATGGAGAAATTAAAAAAGGAGTTAGTGGTCAAATTGCTATAACATTATCAAACTCTTCAACTATTATAAGAGGTAACGTATTAGTTAATAGTTCTGTTGCTGGTTCTTTTGGATTATACGGACCCGCTACAATTTATGGATTACAATTCAAAGGAAATACTTGTTTATATTTATATTCAGCTAGTGCAAAAGGAAAGGCTTACGGAGTTACTATTAATTGTGTTGGTGGCAATGCTATTGGTTATGGCGAGATTTATAATTCAATAATTAATTCAACAGCTACAGATGGTAGTTATGCTGTTCAATATGTAACCGTTATTGCTAATTGTAGTGGCATAATAAATGGATGTATTTCATTTTATATGCAAGGAACACAAATCAGAAATAGCTCGTTTACAAATTTAACATCTTCTACTTGTACATTTGCATCTCAAGATGATAATTTTATTGACAATTGTTATTTTAGATGTTCGGCTTCTGTTTTTGCGACAGGTAATGCGACAGGCAAAGGATTAATGAGTAACACTAAAATCTCTGGAGCTACTTATCTATGGCAAGCCGCTGGATATATTATAAACATGGATAAATGTACTTTAATTTCAGATACTTATTGGAATTTTTATTTGTCTAACGGTGCGACATTTAATTTCTGTACATTCATTGTCAGAGATACAGTAAATTCATTTGAAGATTTAGTTTCTGGAACTGTAAAATTAAACAATTGTAAATTTCAATTATTCAATGCTGCAGCTTATCCTGTTTATGGGGCAAGTGCAAAAAACTTCACAGCATCAAATAACACATATAACACAACAAACTTCCAATTGAATATGACAAACTTACAAACATATACAGCAGATGCAGTTGGTAATCAAAGATTAAACTAATAAATAAATAAAATGATAGAAATAGGACAAATTATAGCACAGCTAAAAATGGCTGAAAATTTAAGAATAATTACTCAAGACTTAAACGGGGACAATGTTAAAGTTTTAGTCTGGGAAGATTTTACAGTTGAAGAACAAGCGCAATTAAATTCGTGTGTAGACATGATTAAAGCTAAATAATTTTTTAAGATATGTTACAATTCGTAGAGATAACAAAAAAGTATGGAGTGACAGGAGTGCTAGCTTGTTGGCTATGGATTACAAATTCACGAGTACAAGCATTAGAGGCTAAATTAGAACATTGTTACGAGTTAAGAATGGCAAACGGAAATTTAAAAGCTAATAGAATGTATAGTAAATCAATTAATTTTGCTATCTTGCCAGACAAATTTAAAATAAAAAAAGGATGAGAAATTTAAAAGAAGTTAAAAAGAGATGGAACGCGGAAACGCCAATGTTTTTTAAGAAGTTAATCCACTTAGGAATAGTAATAGGTTTAGTTGGTGGCGCGTTAATTACGTTACCTGCTACAGCTTCAGTAGGCGCGGTATTAGTTACAATCGGAACGACTGCGGCAACGGTTTCAAAGTTTGCTAAAATATAAGTATGATAACAACTGCTGAATGTATTAAAAGATACGGAAAGCCAAACGAGGGCGGGGTCGGTTATTTAGAAAGTATTACTTTGCCTTATCCAATGGTTTATGATGGCAAGCCTGTGAACAAAATGAGATGCCATAGGCTTGTTAAACAAAACTTTTTAGACGTGTTTAATGAGTTACTAAGTGTTTACACGTATCCTGAAATTGTACGTTTAGGGATAGATAAGTTTGGCGGTTGTTTCAATTACAGAAAAATGCGAGGTGGTACAGAGTTTAGCCGCCATTCATGGGGCATAGCAATTGATTTAGACCCTCAAAGAAACCAATTAAAAGAAACTAATAAGACTGCTAGATTTGCACGTCCTGAGTACGCTAAAATGATTGACATATTCTATAAACATGGATTTGTTTCTTTAGGTAGGGAAAAGAACTACGATTGGATGCACTTTCAGATAAAGCGTTAATTATCAGTAACTTATGATTATAAATAAAATAACCTAAAAGCATTTATAATATAAAATTATTTCGTATATTTATGTTGGAGTTAAGGCTTAGCGGTCTTATGCAAAAGGTTCACGTTCCTGCTCCATTATTTTAACAACGTGAATAAAAACGTGAAAACAATGGAAGAAATTTTTAGAAATATACCAACCTATGAAGGTTTATATCAAGTAAGTAATTTAGGTAATGTTAAAAGTTTATCTAAATATATAATAAGGGGTAATAGTAATTATTACACAAAAGAAAAAATATTAATAAATAAAGTAGATGGAGGTGGATATCTTTTTGTTTGTTTTTGCGTGAATCAAAATAGAAAATATTTTAAGGTTCATAAATTAGTAGCAATGGCTTTTTTAAATCATATTCCTGACGGCACTCAAAAAATAGTTGTAGACCATATTAATAATGATAAAAATAATAATAGATTAGATAATTTACAATTATTAAATCAAAGACAAAACTCATCTAAAAATCATAAAAATAAAACTTCTAAATATGTTGGAGTTAGTTTTATTAGATATAATAAATGGAGGGCGTCAGTTACATATAAAGGTAAAACAGTAAATTTAGGAGAATATAATTGCGAAACATTAGCATTTACTAAATATAATAATTTTTTAAATAAAATAAAATAAAATATGAAAACATCACAGAATGCAATTGAATTGATAAAATTATTTGAGGGATGTAAATTGAAATCTTATAAATGCCCTGCTGGCGTTTGGACTATAGGTTATGGTTCAACTTACTACTTAGATGGTAGCAAAGTTCTAATGGGTCAAAAGATTAGCCAAATAGAAGCTGATATGTTACTGCTAAAGCTATTGCCTAAATACGAGGCTACAGTAATTAAAAATATTAAGGTTACTTTAAATCAAAACCAATTTGACGCCCTTGTATCGTTTTGTTGGAACTGTGGAAGCTCACAAACTTTGTTTAGATTAGTAAACCAAAAAGCTACGGATGAAGTAATTTATGACTGGTTAATAAATCATTATATTATGGGAGGTGGTAAAGTGCTTCCAGGATTAATAAGACGTAGAAGAGCTGAAGCTAATTTGTTTATTAAGAAATAATCACTATATTTGTATGGGTTTTTCATAATTTCCCATGTGTTTTAGGTAGGTTAAATTAACGCTATAGGCTCCACGCTTATAGCGTTTCTTATTTAGAATCAATATAAATAACAATTATTTTATAATAAAGTTTGTTATAGTCAATATTATAGTTATCTTTGTAAGGTCAATAAGACGTAACAATAATAAAAACACAAATTATGAAAGCAACACAAAACAAATTAGAAAACATTTACATCGCACCCCCTTTAGGAATATGTATTAAATGGTGGAAATCAAAAGGACAAGCAGAAGCTACAACGGGAAGCTTCAATTATGAGTTATATTTACAATACTTAGCAGCAATAAGCAAATAATTATGAGAAACACAATTAAAACCCTAGAAGAATGTATCGCGGATTTAAAGAAATTAATCCCTAGTCATGCAAAAACAACATTTATCAATTATAAAGATATTGATTTAGAAGTAGAATTTCAAGATAGCTATGATAATAGATTCCCTGAAGACGGTCAATATGTTTATGTATTAAGAGTGTACGTTGCTGGCGTAGATATTACAGAATTATTCGAGCAGGAATGGATGCAAAATGAATTAGTAGAAATTTATCTTAAAAATCAAGAGTTATGAAAATATACGCAAAAATCCACGCAGCCAAACAAGAGATAGGAGTAGTAAAAAAGAACGCTAAGAACCCTCACTTTAAAAATACATACGCAGATTTAAACGCGTTAATCGAAGCAGTTGAACCAATACTACTATCAAAAGGTTTAATACTGTTACAACCGATTAAAGACGGTAAAGTATTCACACAAGTAATAGATACCGAAACTTTTGAGATGGTTGAAAGTAGTATTGATTTAACAGCTAATTTAACAGCACAGGCGCTCGGGTCTCAAATAACGTACTATCGTCGTTACACGTTACAGAGTCTGATGAGTTTACAAGCTGATGATGACGATGGTCAAAAGGCAAGCGCGCCACAAGCGATAACAAAACCAATTTGTTCTGCTGCATTATTTGAGAAAGCAATAAGTAGATACGAAGGATTAGAGTTAGATGTATTTGACAAGCTTAAAACAGCATATACATTGACAGCACAACAACAATTAGAAATAAACGAAATAACTAAAAGATGAGTATAGCAGGAAGAGAGTTTCTACACTTCAGAATGGAAGAGGAACAATATAGACAACTAGAAGACGAGCAAAGAAACGCTTTAAATATCTACAAAGTTGAAGTAGATGGTATAGATTATTCAAGCGATGAGATATGGGCAGCATTAAAAAAGAAGTCAACAAAGGCATACATTGATTTAAAAAATAGAGAGTACGACTTAAGACACGATGTAAGATGAGCAATAATAAAGAAGAACTATATGAAACTTTTAAAGATAAAGAAGCTGATATATTAAAACATCTTGCTTTAAGACCAATACACTACGGGGGTGCTAGTAACCCCTATGAAGTGTTCAATGTTTTAGAAGCATGGAATTTAGATAAAGATTTTTACTTAGGAAACGTAATTAAATACATAGCCAGAGCAGGGAGAAAAGACGCTAGTAAAGAAATAGAAGACTTGCAGAAAGCTGAAGTTTATTTAAACAGACGAATTAAACAACTAACAAAATGAGAGAATTTCAAGACGATGAGAATATAAAAGAGATGAGATTCCTATTAAAATTATTTTTAACAATAATAGGGCTAGTAGGAATAATGATAGGATTAACAGTTTACGAAATACTTACAAAATGAAAAGACAACTAAAGAAAAATATAATAGATTTTAGCGAAATAGACCTAACTAACATCTTAATGATAACAGAAAATAACGGGTTAAAAGACGATGCTAACAGCCTTGTTAAATTAGCCTTTGAATTAATTAATAGATTAGTAGAAGCAGACCTTAAAATATTGAAACCATGAAATTAGAAGAAGCTATAAACCTTTTAAAAATACACCAAGAATGGAGGCTAGGAGGCGATACAGAAATGATATACCCTAAGGAATTAACACAAGCAATTGATATAGTAATAAACGAATTTACACTAATAAAAAAAGAAATGACAGCTAAGGAGAAATCAGAACACTTAATAAGACAAATGACAGTAGACTTTAACATAGAGTACACACAAAGCAAGTTATGCGCTTTGATATGTTGTGACGAGGTTTTAGAACACTTACAACTTCACGATATAGTAATGATAGATTATTGGGATAGAGTAAAATTGGAACTAGAGAAATTATGATAACAGAATATTGTTTAGTAGGGTGCAAAGAAACACACCACCATAAAAACTGCAGCGAGTATACAACAGGAATAGATTACGTAAAGCCAAACTTCTTAGAAGCTAAACAAGTTATTGCACGCGCTGGATATGCTAACTTAATAAGTACATTAAATATTTACACAATCATAGAAACTTATAAGCAGCAATATAGAATACAATGCGACAACGGTAAAGTACATAATCTATCAAAGAAATTATTTTACAATAAAATTTAAAGATATGGATAAAGATATAGCATACATGAAGTGGTTAAAACAGTTTAAAAGAACTAGATTAATGCCACTAACTAGAGAACACAACGGGGGCATTTTAAGGAACAAATACGAACGTAAAGATAAGATAGCATTTAACAAGTGTTTAAAAGGCTTAGAATGGTTTAAAAACAACGAATATGAATAAGAAATTTAAAACACAGGAACGAAAGTTAAAGTTAATCAATAATCAGATGCATTACAATAAGCTAATAGCTGAAACAATGACAATGCAACCGTTATTTTTAGAAAACTTTGAGGAGCTTAACGAGGTACTCCCAGAGTTTTTCACAACGGACTTGCTTAAGAAATTAGAGATGTTTAGCAATAGTCTGTATTATAAGCAATCAGATGAAGACTTAGCGGAACTTGCAGACGAGCAGATACAAAATACTAAGGAATTAAGGGAATTTTTTAATAAAAGTTTTGAGTTGTGAGTGGTGGGGCTTTCGAATATTCTCAATATAAAATTAGAGATATTCACGAACATATCCAAAATGAATTGGATAAGCAAGGTCAAGAAAAACAAGTTGAATTTTGGAATAAAGAATACTTTGAGAAATATCCCGAAGCAAGATTTGAAGAAATTTATAGAGAAGACGTACAGCAAATATTTAAAGATGGTATTGAAGCATTAAAGAAAGCTGAGGTATACGCTCAAAGGATTGATTGGTTTCTTTCAGGTGATGACGGAGAAGATAGTTTAGCCTCAAGGTTAAAATCTGATTTAGATAAGTTAACATAGCTGCTTAATGCGTGGTACGGTTAAGCAACTGAATAGGGGGAGTAAAAATAAACGCAATTATTTTGTCTAAGCTCCCCTTATTCTTACTTTGGAACTATTATTCATTTAATGCCAAAACACAAATACACTACAAACACAATCATTTACCGTATATTTGTGCAAAACACTATTTAGAATTAATATAAATAAGAGTAAAAAAATTATAATTAAATAATAATTACTATATTTGTACTCGTGTTGTCGCTGACACTTATAGAAATTTTACAAATTCCCTGCAATGAAGAGACAGCGACCTCGGATTTGTGGGGTTTTTACGTTTATGAGGATTTTAAGAGATTACCAAAAAGATTTATTAGAGAAAATAAATCAAAACCATCACAAAAAAATATGCGTTCAACTAGCAACTGGCGGAGGTAAAACGGTTATTTTTTCAGAGTTAGCAGAAAATTATCAAGGAAGAGTTTTAATACTTGTAGATAGTTCTGAGTTGGTTATTCAAACATCTAACCATATTAAAGGTGCTGGAACATTTGAAGCTAAAAATGATTTTATACCAAATGATAAAATTATTATTTCAATGGCTCAAACTTTGCGTTCAAGGATTAAAAAAACGCCCGAAATGATAAACGATTTTGATTTAATTATAATTGATGAATGTCATATTTTATGCTATGAAAAAATATTAAAAATAGCAACTTGTAAAATTATTGGATTTACAGCTACTCCTGTATCAAATAGAGTTGATAAATACTTCTATGATTTTGACGACAAAAAAATGTATAAAGAACATTTAGAAAATAGAATTGAATTTAAAAAAGATTTTTATTTATCAGATATTTTTGAAGATATTATTACAGGTATTCCAATTTCTAAACTAATTGAGCGAGGGTTTTTAGTTCCTGACGAAAACTACATTATTCCAATAGATGAGAACGATTTTAAATTCGATTCATTTGGCGAGGTTTCAAATTCTGAAGAAGTGTTTGATGTTAAATTTCAAATGAACGTTTTACAGAATTACTTAGAATTTTGTAAAGGAAAAAAGACTTTGATTTTTACTCAAAACACAAATCTTAATAATATTTTATTTGAACAATTTAAACAAGCTGAAATAGATAATGTATTTATGTACGATTCTGTTAATTGGACAGAACATAGCAGAAGCGAAGTAGTAGATAAATTTAGAAATACACCAGAATCAGTTTTATTTAATGTAGGATGTTTTACAAAGGGGTTTGATGTTACGGATGTCGAAGCTATAATAGTAGCAAGGCGTGTATCTTCATTATCTTTATGGATTCAAATAGTTGGTCGAGGTTCACGAACTACCAACAAAGTGTTTAAAGATAAATTCATTGTAATTGATGGTGGTACAAATATTCAAAGACTAGGTAGATGGTCGGAAGATTTTGATTGGAACGATAAATTTTGGTGCAAAGGAAATTATAAACCAAAAAAAGAAGCACCAGAAGAAGAAACAAAAGACTGTGAAAACTGCGGTCAATTAATGAATATAAAAGCGTGTTTTTGTAAGTCTTGTGATTTCAATAACTGTGAGATAAAAGATGTAGAAATACTAAACAGAATTGCAATAAAAGTAAATTCAGTAGAGATTGATGTTGATAAAATAATTAGATATGCAGAGGGAAAATGTAAGATTTTCGCTTTAAAAGTTTTAACTTCGCAGGCTGTCCGAAAATTTGATAACATAGATAAAGCACAATTTGAAAGAAATTTAAACGGAGGAGTTGAACGTTTTTTAAACACAACTTTTAAAAATGGATACTGGCAAATAATAAAATCAGATTTAGAATCATCTTCAAACAGAACATGGGAAAGACAAAGAAATATAGTATTAACCAAATTAAAAAAGAAATATGATATTTAGTAAATATAAGACACATTTTGAGAAGGATAATATCAAAATAGATTTTGAAAAGTATGTAGAATTAGTAAAAAACGGAGACCATCAAGGTTTAATTTTTAATGCTAGAGCGAACATAAAAGATAAAGCAATCTACAATAGTTTTAAATCTCAATTACCTGCAATAACAGGAAGTTGCACACAGAAGCAAGGCAGTCGTTCAGTTGCGAACGTTGAGGAAATGAACGGATTAATATTGTTAGATATTGATGATATTGTAGATACGGAACTACGTAAACGTATTGATGAAGATAAATATACAATGTGTTCTAATCGTTCTGTTAGTGGCACTGGATTAGTTGTATTTGTTAAAATAAATCCTGAATTATTTACAGAGTCTTTTCATGGATTAGCTCAGTATTATTCTGATACGTTTAATGTAGATATAGATCAATCATGTAAAGATGCTTCACGTTTAAGGTATATTTCATATGATATGGATATTTATGTCAATGAAAAATCTTTAAAATTTGTAGCTAAAAAACAAAAAAAAGAAGTAAAAAAAGAAACGTTTTTCTTTGCTCAGGATGACTTTTCATATATTATAGATCAAATTAAAAGTAGAAATATAGACCTTTGCGAAGATGACTACAAGAAATTTTGCGACATTGGTTTTGCTATTGGTTCTGAGTTTGGTATAAATGGATTAGATTATTTTAAAGCTATTTGTCAAAATGGGTCTAAATACGATGCTAAAAGAATTGAAAAACAATACTCTAAATTTTGTCAAAAAGGTAGTATAAATATTTCTACATTCTATTTTTATGCTAAGCAAGCTGGATGCGAACTATATTCTGAAACATCAAAGAAAATAATTAAACGAGTTGCAGTAGGTAAAGCAAACGGAAGTATTCAAACTCCTGAAAGTGTAATAAAAACACTTGAAATTTTAGGTACAACAACAACAGATAAAAAATTCATTCAGCAGTTAATTGATTCAAAAGAAAACTTTGTTAAAAATATAGAAGATGAAAATAATGAAACGGTAAAAATAGATAATTTTATAAAAGAAAACTATCCAATAATTAAAAATGATTTTAATCAATCGATGGAAATTGGAAATGAAATATTAAACGATGAAATTATTAATACAATAACAGTTCACGCAAAAAAATATTTTGATTTTAAAGTAAGTGCAACAGATGTTAGACAGCTTATATTTAATTCAAAAGCATTAAGTTATAATCCGATTGATGACTATTTTAAAAACAATAACACAGAAATAACGGGTAACGAAATAGACGAATATGCAGATTTAATTAAACCTTTTAATATATTTAATAGATGGGTTTTCAGAAAATGGTTAGTCGGAGCTATACACAACTGGACCGCTTCATACGAACATGAAGAAGTTAGTCCATTAGTTTTAGTTTTATGCGGAAAACAAGCAAGCGGAAAAACTTCATTTTTTAGAAACATTCTACCATTAGAGCTTAGGAAATACTTTATTGATGAAAGCATGGAAGAAGCTGGTAAAGACGTAATGAAAAGAATGGCGACATCTTTAATTATGTTAAATGATGAGTTTGGGGGAATGGCTGGAAAAGATGTTAAAAACTTCAAAAAGATAACAGAAAAAAATAAGATAACAGTACGATTACCATACGGTCATTTAGATGTAGACTTAAAAAGACGTACGATGCTTTGTGGAACAACGAACGATTCAGCAGTTTTAAAAGATGAAACGGGCAACAGAAGGATTTTACCTATCGAATTTAATTCAGTAGATTACGAACGAGCAAAAGAATTTAATAAAGATGCTTTATTAAAATGTGCCTACAAAATGTATAAAGATAATTTTGAATTTAGAATTTTTAGCAAAGAAGATATAGATTATCTAAATGAAAACACAACAGCAAATCTTGAGATTGATATTTTTGAAGATTTATTTTTTACTGAATTCGCGATTGAACAAAGTGAAAGCTTTATAAATGAAGTAATACTAAATCAAGGTGAGATTATGAATTACATGGCGATAAAATTTCAAGCTCAACTAAGTAAATATGACATAAAAAGATTAGTAACCAAACACAAACTTGATTTGAAAGCTTATAGATATTTAGGGAAATTAAAAAAGGGCTATAAATTATATAAAGAATTTGAATTTCAGAAAAACATTAACGAATCACCATTCTGAAATGTTACCTTGTTACCTAAATGTTACCTAAATCTTTTGTTTACAGGTAACAGGGTAAATATTTAATAATTAGTAATTTAAACTACTTTGTTACCTTGTTACCTAAAATTTTATAAAAAAAGTATTATAGAACATATATATTTACATCATATTACACATAATGACATATAATATATATTATATAAAAAAGGTTTGAAAAACGCAAAGTAACAGGTAACAAGGTAACAAAGTTGAAAATCAAGTAGTTATAAAACACTAAAAGGTAACAAAATGAAGTTAGAGAGCATAATTAAGATGAGTGAGGCTAAAATTAAAGCATTAAGCAACAAGTCAGAGTTTACAATTCAAGTGGAAATTGTATCATTTTGCAGAAAGAACGATATAATTTGTTTTTCAGTACCAAATGAAGCAACAAGGAATAATTCAAAATATATTCAATCAGGAGTTTTAGCTGGTGTAAGTGATTTAATTGTACTTAATAACGGGAAAACTCACTTTGTAGAGTTAAAAGATTATAAAGGTAAGCAATCTGAAAAACAAAAAGAATTTGAAAATAAAGTTATTTCACAAGGCTTTGAATATTTTTTGGTTAGATCACTTGATGAGTTTAAAAAAATAGTTATATTTACGAAAAATAAAATTTAAAAATTATGAAGGTTACAGGAACATTAAAAGTAAAGAAAGATACTCAGGTAGTATCAGAGCAATTCTCAAAACGTGAATTTGTATTAACAGTTGTTGATGGTGCATTCTCAAATGACATCTTAATTCAGTTAACAAAAGACAAGTGTAATTTATTAAACGCTTTTAACATTGGCGACTTATTAGAAGTTGATATTAATTTGTCAGGGAAGTGTTGGTTAAATCCTCAAGGTGAAGAAAAATACTTTAACTCACTTAACGGTTGGAAAATAACAAAGGTGTAAAATGTGTGCAGACATAACGATGTGCAGCGGCACTAATTGCCCTAAAAAAGAAGAGTGTTATAGATTTACAGCCTACGCAAATGAATACCGACAAAGCTGGTTTTGTGAGCCGCCATTTAAGATAGTGGATGATAAGTTCACGTGCGAGATGTTTTGGGGTGATAAGAACGATGGTATTATTAACCAATTAAAAGATATAATGAAATGAACGAGCTAGATGTATTAGTTGAAAGATTAAAGAAAATAGGTATTGATATTCAGTTGACTGGTAATATACCTTGGATTTACTTAAGAAGTGTAAACGGTAATCCGATTAAACGAGATGATTTTAAAAACGCTAATTGGGGTCACTGCATTGGTTGGTATCCTTCGTTTAATTATGATACTTATCATATTAATTGGCATGATATTAAGACTACCTTTGAACTAATTAGAAAATACAAATAAGATGGGCAAAGTAACAATTGAGTTTGATTCAGTAGAAGAGCAAGACGATATCAACATGGCTTTGAATGGCTATAAGTATAGCGTAATACTTCATCAGTTAGATAATGATTTAAGAAGCATAACTAAGCATGGAGTTTATAGAAATAGAGAAGCTACATCAGAAGAAATAGAACTAGCACAGGAATTAAGAGATAGTATACGGTCGTATTTGTCAGAATATAGTTTGTCATTAATTTAGGGGTGCAATTGGTAGGCACATGAATAAAGGTTAATAGTAAAGATAACGTAGAGTAACCTCGAGAAACCCGGTGCAAGTCCTGCTCATAAGTTATCACGTAGGTTCGACTCCTACCCCTGAATATAATATAAATTTAATGTAAGTATTTAAAAAACTTGTTTACCTTTATTGCATGATAGAAAACATTGATAGAATAATGGAGCTATTTAATTCTGGAATTGGAAGGACAAATGTAGCCAGAACTATATGCCAAGAACAAGGAATTGAATTTAACCATAACCATAGACGAAGCGTAGGTAAATTAATTAATCGTAGGGTAAATAGTGGAATAAATCAGGAGTGCGAAGCCGTAGGAATAGATATAGATAAAGTAAAACACTATTGGTATAAAGGTGAACACTATTCGATAAATGTTAAAGGTCAAGACACTACGTTTAACTATCATGAATTTAAACAAGATTTTATAGATACAGTTGAAAAGATTAGACCTAACCATATTAAGATTGAACGTTCCGAACTCATCGAGGACTCGCACGCTTTACTTATAGACCCTGCAGACATTCATATAAACAAACTTTGTTCAGCATTTGAAACGGGAGAGGAATACAATTCACAGATTGCAGTTCAAAGGGTTAAGCAAGGGGTTTATTCAATACTTAAAAAAAGTAAATATTTCAACATTGATAAGATTATTTTAATAGTTGGTAACGATGTTTTAAATACCGATAATGCTAAGAGCCAAACGACAAAAGGCACACAACAGGACACGCACTTAAAGTGGTTCGATGCCTTCATAATGGCTAAACAATTATACATAGATATTATAGAAACCTTAGTACAGATTGCAGACGTGGAAGTAATTTACAACGTATCTAATCATGACGAGATGAGCGGTTTTTTTCTAATGGATTCGCTTTATTCATGGTATAACACGCATGAAAATATAGAATTTAATCGTTCACCTTCACATAGAAAATATACAACCTACGGAAAGAACCTTATAGGTACAACTCACGGAGACGGAGCAAAGCAAAATGATTTACCTTTATTAATGTGTCATGAAGCTTCAAATTATTGGCACGATTGTAAACATAGATATTGGTTTACTCACCACGTTCACCACAAGACCAGCCGTGATATTATGAGCGTACAGATTGAGTCATTACGTTCACCTAGCCCCGCTGATAGTTGGCACCATAAAAGCGGTTATCAACATTCACCTTTAGCTATTGAGGGTTTTATATTTCATAAGGAGTTCGGGCAGGTCGCACGTTTAACTACACTTTTTTGAGAATAATGGATATATTTGAAACTAAAATACTACTTTTACATTTTAACTATCATTGTAGAGCGAAAAAAAACGTATCTTTGAACATGGTATTTACATATTATTTGAATTGATGAGTAATAAATTAATGATAGAGCTATCAAAGTATCATTCTGAATGGTGTAAGATTGTGCGGTCATTTGGTGTAAGCTCCGATACTTGCGAGGACGTAGTTCAAGATATGTATTTAAGACTAAACAAATTGTCATCTTACGAAAAGCTATTTAAAAACGGTGTGCTATCAAAGTCTTATGTTTGGATTACTTTACGAAATTTGCAGTTCCAACAATTTAAACAAGATAACTTAACTATTTCACTAAGTAACTATGATATACAAATAAATGAAAATTGTACATTAGATGAGGTTAAAGCGCGTTCTAATTTCAATGTAAAGATTAACAAAGAAGTAGTCAAGTGGAATATGTACGACCAACTACTATTTTCTATCTACATGAACGATTCAATTTCAATGCGTGATATTTCAAAAGGTAGTGGAATAACTTTGAGGAGTATACAAAGGACGTTAGAGAATTGCTATCGTAGGTTAAGGCAAAATGTAGGTGAAGACTATCAAGATTTAATAAATAAAGATTACGAACTAATATAATGGCAAAAATCATAAATAAACACTATAAATAACTAATATAATGGCAAAAAGAAGAGTAAGCAAAGGATTAGGTGACACTGTAGAAAAAATATTACAAGCTACGGGAGTAGATAAATTAGTTCACTTTATTGCAGGTGAGGATTGTGGATGCGAGGAGCGAAAAGAAAAACTTAACAAGTTATGGAAGTATAAAAAAATAGAATGTTTAATTGAATCAGAACATGAATTTCTTACAGATTTTTTCAAGACGTTTAAAAACCAAGTTTCACCAGCAGAGCAAGGTTATTTACTCAAGATTTATAACCGTGTATTTAATGATAAACAGATGTCTACAAGTTGCGGAGACTGTTGGAGGGATATTCTTAAGGATTTGAGATTATTACACGCTGAATATAAACAGGATTAATATTGAATAATCAATTAATTGATTTGAATTGAATATGGATAAGCGAAGTTTAAACGGAGGCAATAGCACGAAAGCAGTTCGACCTGATGATAAAAGGTTAATGACTAAAAGTGAATTGCAAGATGCTTATGAAAACTTAAAACCATTTTTACCTGAAGCATTGCAGCAGTTAGAATATGCTATGAAGGGAGGGGAGAAATGGGCTATTGAATTGTGGTTTAAATACTTCTTTAGATTACCTAAACAAGAAACCGATATCACAACACAAGGCGAAAAAATACAGAATATTATTAGTTTAGGAATAGGCATAAACCCCAATACAGATGAAGTACAAAATATTGAAGACTAAAGGAAGTGTAATTACATTCAGGGTAAAAAGCGAGTGTGAATACAACGGGTTAAAATTAGACGTAGATGTGAGTGGAACAGACCCGCATAAATTCTTAGATGATTACGTTTGCAGCGGTAAACTACGTGAAGAGATGAATGAGTGGTTTCAAACATTACCTAAAAAAGATTGAGATTATTAGTAAAGCAGGAACACGCAACTTACTATCTAAACGATAGGACAACTGAAGAAGTTTTATATGGAGGCGCTGCGGGTGGTGGTAAATCCGCTTTCGGTTGCCTTTGGCTTATATCTATGTGCCAAAAATACGCAGGGACAAGGTGGCTAATGGGTAGGGCTAAACTAAAAACATTAAAAGAAACTACACTAAACACTTTCTTTGAACTATCAGCTGCTTTGAATATTGGAGCTGAATACAACTACAATGCACAATCTAATATTATCTATTTTAATAACGGCAGTGAAATAATACTCAAAGATTTATTCCTATATCCTTCAGACCCTAACTATGATAGTTTAGGTTCACTTGAGATTACGGGAGCTTTCATTGATGAATGTAATCAGGTAGTATATAAAGCATGGCAGATTGTTAAGTCTAGGATTAGATACAAGCTAAACGAATATGATTTAATGCCAAAGATTTTAGGCACATGTAACCCTGCAAAGAATTGGACGTATAAGGAGTTCTATTCCCCTGATAAGAATAATACCTTACTACCTTACAGAAAGTTTATACAAGCCCTCCCAAAGGATAACCCTCACTTGCACCCATCTTACTTAAAATCGTTATTACAGTTAGATAAGAATAGCAAGCAAAGATTGTACTACGGCAATTGGGAGTATGACGATGACCCTAGCACGCTTATAGACCAAGATAGTATTATAGACTATTTTAACCCTATTCACATTAAACGTGAAGGACAAAAGTACATGACTATTGACGTTGCTCGTATGGGTAAAGATAAAACGGTTTTTAGAGTGTGGCATGGTTGGCTTGTCATTGATAGATTTGAGATTGCTAAAAGTGGTTTAGATGTGGTCCTGGAAAAACTATATGAACTACAAAGAAAACACGGTATAAGCTCAAGTAATGTGATAGCAGATGAGGATGGAGTCGGGGGTGGTTTAATAGATTTCACTAAGCCAAAGATAAACGGGTTTGTAAATAATAGTAAAGCATTGAACGGAGAAAACTACGATAATCTAAAAAGCCAATGTTCAATATTAATGGCTAAAAAAATAGTATTAAAAGAAGTAGGTGAGATTTGCAATGATGGAAATGTACGTGATATTACAAGTGAGGAAATGGAGCAAATTAAAATGAAGGATATAGATAAAGACGGGCGTTTGTCAATCATTCCAAAGGATAAAATTAAAGAAATGATAGGGCGTTCACCTGATGAGTGGGATAGTATAATGATGAGATACTGGTTTGAGATTAAACCAATCGGTAATTACGGTATTCGATAGGGGGGTACAAAAGTTAAATTAATTAGTTTATAAGTATGAAGTTAGAAGTTATAAGAGCAACAAACGTAAATGAAATTAGTCTAGGAGCTTATCAAAAGTTTCAAGAGGTTTGCGCCACTTCAAATGATGAAGAGTTTATCAGTATGAAAATGATTGAGATATTCTGTGGCATTGATTTAAAAGATGTTGTTAAAATTAAGCTTAGTTCAGTAGCTGAAATGATAACGCATTTTTCAAAGTTATTCTCTACTAAAAATGAGTTTACGCACAGGTTTAAAATAGGGACTCAAGAGTTCGGATTTATACCGAGTATTGAGGATATTAGTATGGGTGAGTACATTGATATTGTTAAGTATAGTTCAAGTTGGGAGGATATGCATAAGGCAATGGCTGCTATGTATAGACCAATTATAAAAACTAAAGGTAACGCATACGAGATTCAGGAGTATTCAGGGACTGTAAACTATGCAGACGTAATGAAGTTTGCGCCTTGTGGTATTGCAATTGCAGCAAGTGTTTTTTTTTGGACTTTAGGAAACGAATTAATAAAGGCTATCCCACACTTTTTGGAGAAGAAGATGAGCAAGCAGATGAAAACGACTTTAGCGAGTCAACTCAATTTAGTAAACGATGGGGATGGTATCAATCAATTTATGCAATCGCTAAGGGAAACTTGGAGCGATTCGATGCAGTTACCGAACTTCCACTTCATCAATGCTTAACATATTTAACATTTGAAAAACAAAAACTAGCCGTTGAGGTGGCACAAATAAAAAGACAAAATAGATGAGCGGATATTATACTTTAATCGATACTTTAAAACAATTACTAATAGATTCACCTTTTGTAAATCAAGTTACTGAAGGGGATTTGTACGATGTAGATTTATCTAAACAAACTATTTTCCCTTTAAGCCACATAATAGTTAATAACGTTTCTATACTTCCAAATGTTTTAAAAGCTAACATTAGCATAGTTGCTATGGATATTGTAGATATTTCAAAAGAAGAGCCTACGGATATGTTTAAAGATAATAACAATAGGCAGGATGTTTTAAACACTCAACTTATAATGCTTTCTAGAATAGTTGCACAACTAACTAATGGAGAAACTTTTAAAGACAATTACCAATTAGAGGGTGAGCCAAGTTGTGAGCCGTTTACGGATAGATTTGAAAACTTACTAGCAGGTTGGACTATGACCTTTGATGTATTAATTCCTAACGAGATGAGTTCATGTTAGATAAATCCGAAGTTCAAAAACAGTTAGATAAGTTTAAAGACTACGTAATTAGTGAAAGCCGTAAGAACTTAACTAGACTAAAAAAGAATAGCAGTAAGAAGTTATACAATTCTTTAAGGGGTGAGGCTAAAGCTATGCCTAATTCATTTAGTATGGACTTCTTTATGGAGGATTACGGACACTTTCAGGACAAAGGAGTTAGTGGTATAGAAAAGAAATATGATACGCCTTACAATTATACAACTAAGATGCCACCGCCAAGAGCATTAGATAAATGGATTGTAAGAAGAGGAATTGCGCCACGTGGAAAGAATGGCAAGTTTATTTCTAGACAAGGTTTAAAATTTGCTATTGCTAGGTCTATATTTAAGAACGGTATTAAACCGAGTTTATTTTTTACGAAACCTTTTGAAGCTGCTTATAAGAAACTACCATCTGAATTAGTAGATAAGTTTGGTTTGGATGCTTTAGAATTATTTGATATGACAATACAACAACCTAAGATATGAGTAATAGAATATTTGCACGAAGCCCTTACATCATTACAATTAATGAAACGGGGCAAACGAGTAGTAAGATTGATATATTTTTATGGAACGGTACGGGTTCTGCACCCACTTCACCAACTTATACGCTAAGTAAAGCTATACCGAGCAGTACAGCACCCTCAACTTACTACGATGTTTCACCTTATATTCGTGAATATATAAACTTTAATTTACGTCCTATAAATTACAATACTACGGGTACTACTTTAGGGTCAACTGCTTACTGTAATGTAAAAATAAAACGGTATAAAAATACGGGAACATTACTAGACACTACCACTTACTATGCTTTTGATGGCTATGCTGAATATTCAGACGGATATAACTACGATAGAGGGCAATATTTGTTAGATGAAGGCACTTATTACTACCATTACGATAGTGATTCAACTTATATAACTACTAAAGCGGGGGATTTAACATTAGAAGTTACTGCGGGTCAGAAGATAGTGTGGACAAATTTAGTTACAAATGCAGCTTATACGGCTACATTCCCTTCAAGTGGTATGAAAACTTGCCCTAGAGTATATGGCTTGTATTGGTCATCTGGTAATAAGTTAGAGATAAAAACAAGTGCTGATGCCGTGTTAAGAACATATACTTTCATGCCTAGAGAAGAGTGTAAATATCAAGTTTTACCTATTGACTTTGTGAATAAATATGGAGCATGGCAACGGGAATTTTTATTCAAGGCTTCAAATGATAGTTTTAACATGACTAATCAGGAGTTTAATCTTATGAACAGTTCAATAACATCTTTTAAAGAATTTGAAGGACAAAAGAAAACTTTTAATGCTAACGGTAAGGATTCAATTAAATGCAATACAGGATGGGTTAAAGAGTCGTTTAAAGAAACTATCAAAGAGATTATGTTAAGCGAAAAAATAATACTTAACGATTTACCCGTAACGATTAAGACTAAACAAACTGAATTATTTAAATCTATAAATACAAAAAATATTAATTATTCTTTAGAGTTCGATTATTCATTTGATACTATCATGTCTATTATATGAAAAGATTTGTACAGATATATATTGAGGGGGTTCCTGATAGTAACGATTACAGTAAGATTGAATTATTTGACGAACAAGCTATTGACTTGTCTATGTCGGTGCAGAATATTGCTGATATATCAAAGACATTCACAGATTTCACTAAGTCGTTTACCGTTCCTGCTTCACCAATAAATAACGCTATATTTAAACACTTTTACAATAGTGACGTAGATACAACTTTACAGCATGGAGTAAAAAGAAACGCTTATATAGAAATAGAACAAACGCCGTTTAGAAGTGGAAGGATTCAAATAGAAGATTCAAGCGTAGTAAACGGAAAAGTGTCAAGCTATACGATTACATTCTATGGTAATTTAACGAGCTTAAAAGATATGTTTGGCGTCTTAAAATTAAAGGATTTAGACTATTCAGATTTTACAAGCCCGTTTACAGGTGACGAGGTTAAGGATAGGATTTCTTTAGATGCTACGGATTATGATATACGTTACCCTTTGATAAGTTCAAATAGATTGTGGAGCTATGGAGATTCAACGGCAACGGATATAAACACAACTTCGGGTCACATAGCATATAACGAGTTATTCCCTGCAATAAAAGTAATACGAATATTTGATGCTATCGAGTCAATGTTTGGTGTTAATTTTAGCGGTATATTTTTAGGCAATAAGAAGTTTACAAATTGCTTTTTATATTGTAAGAATAAAGATGTGAATAGTAATTTTACTCAATCTAAAAAGTTTGATATAATTAGTACGTATTCAGATTATACAACTGGAGGTCATATTACAGGTGATTTTACTACTGATATAATTAATTTAAAATATTATGATTTAGGAGCTTTAAGTGCTGTTGATATTTCTTTTTGGGAGATGACAATAAAAATATTTGATTCATCAGATATTACAGCTCTTCTTATAGTTGATACTTATATTGATGGTATATTATATTGCACACAAGAAGGTTATGCTACAAATGGTAATATTTTTGGATTTGTTTCTATAGATAATGATACCGCTTTAAATAGTAATATTTATTGTGTTGTTCGTTCCGATAAAACAGTTACTTTTAATTCTTATTATTTATTTGAAGGTAATTTTATAAATTCTTTAGGGGGTGCATATACTATTGTAAATACTTATTTTTATTGTTCAACACAAACACTTTCAGGTAATACGGATATTAATAGTGTAATGCCTGACATAACAATAGCTGATTTCTTTAGCGGTGTGTTAAAAGAGTTTAATTTAACTTGCTATGCTTTAGCTTTAGATACCTTTCAAATTGAGCCTTTAGAGGACTGGTATAATAAAGGGCTTATTCGTGATATAACAACTTACACAACTACTGAAAGCATAATTATAGAACGTATTAAGTTGTTTAAAACTATATCGTTCACTCACGCGGATTCTGAAAGTTTCTTAAATAAAAAATACTTTGAGTTAAACTCTTTGAAGTATGGAGATGTGAAAACGGCTACCACTTTTGATGGTGCAGACTTTGCTATTACCGTTCCTTTTGAAAATCTAATAATGCAGAAATTTACGGGTACAGATTTGCAAGTTGGATATTGCTTAACAAAAGAACCTGATTATAAACCTTACATACCTAAGCCTATTTTGCTTTATATGTATGATAAGCAGAATTGTAGTTTTAAGTTTAACAACGGGATTACCACAACAACGGTTTCAACTTATATGCCGTTCGGTCAAGATATGAAATTGTCGGGAGTTAATTATTCTTTGAATTTTGGTAATGATAATTCTAGTTTACTATTAACACCTATTGAAAACTCACTTTACAAAGTATATTACGAGCCTTACTTATTAAACTTATTCAATAATAAAAATAGGTTAACAAAAGTAAAATGTGTATTTCCGTTGTCATTAATTACTAAGCTAAAATTAAATGACCGTTTAATAATACGAGATAAGCGTTATATAATTAACGAGATTAAAAGTGATATTACAAAGGGCATTGTTAACTTAGTATTATTGAACGATTTTAGGAGTGTAAGAAGTAAAACGTGGAGCGGTGGTAAACCTTTTAAAACAGATTATTTGGGGGGTGATATTCATGTAGGAGTATTAATGAAAACGGAAACTAAAAGCTGCGTATTAACGTCAACTACTCCTGGTGTTACGTTTTCAGAATCTACAATTTACACTGATACTGATGTAATCGTTACTATTCCTGCGGTTACTGCTAACTACTTTAATTTAATAGGTGAGGATAGTAGCAAATTAATTGATGAAACACACGTTAATCTAAGGTCTGAATTGGGTGATAGTCAAGTAATATCAATAGACTTGCTTTATACGTACAACGATGATACAACTGAAACAATATCCATCCCTGTAATACAAACGAAATGATACAAAAAATAATAGAACTACTAGCAATTGATGAATTTTACGGACAAAGTGAATTGATTGATATTGCAAAAGGAAAGTATAAGATACAGAATACAATAGTCGATAAGTATAAACAAAAGAAACGTATTAGAAATGGCAGAAAGTAAAGTAATTGACTTAGAAGTAAAAACAAACTTAGGCAGTTTAAAGTCACAATTACGGGAAGCGCAAGCGGAGGTTGCTAAGATGTCGGAAAAGTTTGGAGCGGCTTCGATTGAGGCTTCCAATGCTGCAAAGGCTGCTGGTATTCTTAAAGATAAAATTGGAGATGCTAAGGCGTTAACTGATGCGTTCAATCCTGATGCTAAGTTTAAATCTGTAACGGCTTCGATTAGTGGTGTAGCGGGTGGATTTGCTGCGTACGAAGGTGCAATGAATTTAGTAGGTGTTAAGTCTCAAGAGGTAGAAGCAGCATTGTTGAAAGTTCAAAGTGCTATGGCTATTTCACAAGGTTTGCAATCTGTTGGAGAAAGTATAGACAGTTTTAAGCAATTAGGGGCAGTAATTAAATCTACTTCTATTTTTCAAGGTATATATAACTTTATACAAACGGGTAGTTTTAAAGCTGCTAAAGATACTACTAACGCAGTAATAGAGGAAACGGTAGCCACTAAGTTGCAAGGTTCTGCAATGGTAGTAACATCTACTAGCACGGGTATTGCAACGGTTGCTATGAAAGCTTTTAGAGCTGCAATGATAGCAACGGGAATAGGTGCGTTAATAGCGGGGCTTGTTATGGCGGTGCAGGCGTTAAGTTCATTTGGAGGTGAAACTGAATCTACTGAAGATAAGCAAAAAAGATTAGACGCTGCATTAGCCGCTACTAATAAAACCTTAGATGCTCAAAAATTAGCTTACGACCGAGCAGGTGATGCTTCAAAATTTGCAAATGATAAACAGTTAATTGATGCTTTAAATGCGGGAGCAAGTGAAAAGGAATTAAACGCTATAAAATTAAAAGGTTCTAAAGATAGATTAGCTATTATAAAAGCTGAATACGATAAGACTAAAGAAAATGTGCTTACAATGTATTCTGATTCAAAAATTAGCGCAGCTCAAGTAAACGCATTATTAGTAGCTAGAAATCAAGCAGGTAAAAAATACGCTGATGAACTTATCAATCTTGAGATGTCTCAAGCTGAAGCTAAGAATGCAAGTATAAAGGCAGCACAAACAAAGCAAGATGAAGCTAATAAAAAGAATAGAGAAGCTAATAAAGCTCACAACGATAAGAAAAAAGCAGACGATGCAAAACACCTTGCAGATTCAGCTAAGGCAATAGAAGATAATAGGATTGCTATACATAATAGCGAGGTTGGATTCTTTGAAGCTGAAATTGCATCTAATGATAAATTAAGTAAAAAAGCTTTTGAAGCACAAAAAGGATTATTACTAGAAAATAGAGATTTTGCCCTAACAGAATTAAAATTAACTGAAGGACAAAAAGAAGCTATTAAGGCTAAATATATTGCAGACGATATACAGCTACAAAAAGACCATGACTTAGCCGTAAAAGAAGCCGCGCAAAAAGTAGATGAAGATATATATAAAAGTAAAAAAGGATTTATAGAGGGTGCAATAAGTGATGATGAAAAAAACCTACAATTTAAAAAAGATTTATTATTAGTTGAAAGAGATTTTACATTATTAAATACTGAATTAACTGAAGGTGAAATTTTCGCTATTAAACAAAAATATGCTAAGGACGTTGCTGATTTAGATAAAGCTGAAATTGTACAAAAACAAGAGGGACAAAAACAAAAGCTAGAAATGGCGGTTCGAGCGTTTAGTATATTACAAGATGCGACTACCCTATTCACTGCTAAAAACGATAAAGATGCACGTAATCAATTTAAAATAAACAAAGCTTTATCTTTAAGTTCTGCAATTGTTAACACGGCTTTAGGGGTTACAAGTGCTTTGAAGATGCCTATTGAACTATTCCCCGGGCAAAGATTTGTAGAAGCTGCTTTAGTAGGTGCTGCGGGTGGTGTTTCTATTGCTAAAATTGCAGGAACTCAATATGCTGCTGCAGGCGGTGGTGGTTCAGGTGGTGGTGGTGGTGGTAGTGGTGGTGGTGGTTCTACTCCTGCTGCTCCACAAAGCGCGCCCAACTTTAACTTAGTAGGTGCAACGGGTTTAAATCAATTAGATATGCTAGGCAAACCAATACAAGCGTTTGTTGTTGGCGGTGAAGTTACAACTTATCAAGAGTTAGAACGCAATAGGTTACGAAATGCAACTTTATAAATTATATAGATATGGAAAAGAGACAATGTATAGAAATGATTATTAATGATGAGATGTTGGATGGTGTGTTTGCTATTTCACTTGTTGATAAACCTGCAATAGAAGAAAACTTTATTAAACTTTCATCTGAAAAAATACAGTTAAAGGTAGTTGATGAAGAACGTAGAATAGTTGTTGGGTTTGCTCTAGTTCCTGAAAAGAAAATATTAAGACGTGCTGAAGACGGAACGGAATACGATATAAAATTTAGTAGAGAAACGGTACAATTGACTGCTGAATTATTTATGAAAAACCAAAAAGGTAATGAGTTCACTTTGGAGCATGAAGACGACACCGACGGAGTTAACATAATTGAAAGTTGGATAGTTGAAGATGCTAAAAACGATAAATCTAACATCTACAATTTAGGTGCTAAGGGTGGTGAGTGGTGTTTGATGTCTAAAATTGATAATCAAAAAGTGTGGGATGAAATTAAACTAGGAACTTATAACGGTTATTCTATTGAGGGTAAATTCTTTTCTAGTAAAGAAGCTTTAAAAGAAGTTGAAACTATTGATGAAGACTTAGAAGCGTTAAAGAAATTCCTAAAAACTTTGTAATATGGCTACGATATTAAATACGGCTTATAACGTACGAACTGACATACTAGAATCTGAAAGTAATATTTCAGTAGAGAATGGAACTTTACACGTATATAACGATAAGCTAAAAGTACATTTACAAAATACGATTAAAGAAATAGTGACTACTGATAGTTCAACTTCTATTGCTAAGAACGGTTCATTTTTAGATTTAACTACTCAAACAGTAACTTCGGGAGCAATTGCAGCGGTTAAGTTAGGTACTACAATCTTTTCAAATGGAGTAACTGTAAGTAATAATTCTCGAATAAATGTAGATTATGCAGGTATATACAATTTACAGTTTTCCATGCAATTAAGACGTACTAGTGGAGGGGGTACAAAACAAGCTAGTATTTGGATTAGAGTAAACGGTGTTGACGTTCCTAATTCTGCTACTCACGTAACCTTTCAAGCTAGTTCTGATTACTTAGTCCCTGCATGGAATTTCTTTATAGATATGACAGCAGGGCAATATGCGGAGTTAATGTGGACTCAAGACGATGCAATAGTATTAACTTATAATGCTGCTGATACTATCATTCCACATCCTGCCGTTCCAAGTGTAATATTAACAATGAATAAAATAAACTAAATGAAAACAGTAAAAGTAAGCCCTACGGGTGGTAAAAGAGGTTGTGCGTGTCCAGATGGAACGTACTCTAAAAAGTGTTGTGATGGTTCATTACAAGCGCAAGGTATTGGCTCACTAGAAAGTCAATCTACATCTACAATAGTAATTAACAATTCAGGTACAACAACGACCACTCAAAGAGGGTGAAAAGGTTACAATAATAAATTAATAAAGTTTATAGTTATGAGAGATAATATTTTAAAAGATATATACGCAAATGACAAAATAGAGTTAAGTTCTATTGAGGTGAAGTTAGCTTTAATTGATAAATTTAGAAATGAATATAATAAAATACAAAGCGGAAACACTGCTAAATATGTAGAGCAATTACAATCAATTAGAACCAATGTATTAAAAGGTATTGAACAAGTTGGAACCTATCAAGAAAAGATTGGAAAAACTATACAAGGATTAAATACTATAGGTCTTACAGATGAGATAAAACCTTTTCAAAGTTTATACAATGACATTAAAAATGATTTTGATGAATTAGTATTTATTAATGATAAATTAAAATCTATTTAAAATAATTTAAAATAAATAATACAACTATGAACATAAAAGAAGCAATTAACACAATTAAAACTTACCTAAATATGGAAGTTAAATTAGCAAAAATGATGCTTGTAGACGGAGTTACCGTTTTAGAAGCAAATGAATTTGTATCAGGTCAAGAGGTTTATATCGTTTCTGATGAAGAAAAAATTCCTTTACCAATTGGAGAATACGAACTTGAAGATGGAAAAATCTTAGTAGTTTCTGAAGATGGTATTATAGGTGATATTAAAGATGCTGCTATGGAAGAAGAAGAAGCGGTTGAGCCTGAAGCTGAAACAGAAGTTGAAGCTACGGTTGAAACAGTAGAATCTACTCCTAAGAAAATTATTAAATCTGTAAGTGAAGAACATCATTTTGCTGAATTGGCAAAACTACAGTCAGAAATTGATGCACTTAAACTTGCTGCGGTTGAAGTAATGGAAACAGTTGAAGAGGTTGAACTAGCGAAAGCAATCGTTTATAACCCTGAAAACAGAAATGAAGTTAACTATGTTGACTTAACACCTAACGCGCCAAAGGGAATGCGTGATAGAATTTTAGAAGAAATATACAATAATAAATAAAAAAAAAGATGGCTACAACAGCAACAATTACGACTACATATGCTGGTCAAGATTCAAAAATGTGGGTAAAAGCTGCTCTATTGAGCGGTAACACATTATCAAATGGGGGTATGACTATTATGCCTAACATCGCGTACAAAACTACGCTTCACAAACTTGCAACTGATGGTCTTTTAAAAGATGCAACTTGCGACTTTACTGCAACGTCAACTGTAACTATTACAGAAAGACAATTAACACTTGAGCCTTTCCAAGTAAATTTGCAACTTTGTAAAAAAGACTTTTTATCTTCATGGGGAAGCGAAGAAATGGGATTTTCTGCTCATAAAGTTATGGCTAAATCTTTCCAAGATTACCTATTAGCTTACGTAACAGAGAAAGTTGCTGCTTCTGTAGAGACTGCTATTTGGGTAGGTGCAAACGCTACTTCAGGTCAAATTGATGGTATTTCTACTTTGCTTGCTGCTGATGCTGCTTTACCTTCTGCTAATGAAGTTGCTGGAACTACTGTAACTTCTGTAAATGCTATTGCTGAATTAGGCAAAATTGTAGATGCTATACCTGCTGCATTGTACGGTAAAGAAGATTTAAGAATTTACGTTTCTCAAAACATTGCTAAGGCTTATGTTAGAGCGTTAGGTGGTTTTGTTGCTGCTGGTGTTGGTGCTAATGGTACTGAAAACAAAGGGACTCAATGGTACAATAACGGTGAACTTTCTTTTGATGGTATTCCATTATTCGTAGCAAACGGATTAGCTGCTAATACTGCTATTGCTGCTCAAACTTCAAACTTGTTTTTCGGTTGTGGATTGCTTGCTGATACTAACCTTGTGAAAGTTTTGGACATGTCTGATTTGGACGGCTCAGATAATGTAAGATTGATTTTAAGAGCTTCTTACGCGGTTAACTATCATTCAGTTTCTGATATCGTAACTTACGGAATTACGAACGCTGCGAATTAATTAAATTAAATTATAAACTTAAAAGGGTGGTGCAATATACGCCACCCTTTTTT